CGTCGCCTGAACCAATTCCTGTAACATCAACTGTAAGAACATCTCCTGCTGCTAGATCTGTGGTTGTAATAGTTGCTACTCCAGCATCTTCTGTTGATCCTGCATTAATCTGAGGTTTAGTACCAAAGATGGTTGTGCCATCTTTATTGATATCTATGATAAGAGGAGAACCTGTTGGACCTATTTTAGCTCTAAGTTCAATTCCTGTAATAGTAAGATTGCATGTTGGTTCGTACTCGAACGAAACATTATCAGCAATGATCTGAGTACCACCGAGACCCCAGAAGAATTGACCCTTGACTCCGTTAATAGTTTCAGTAACTAGAGCAGAACCATTAACTTTACCAGCCGTTGTTATTGTAGCTAATTTAGTATCAACGATACCAGCGTTAGCATTCATGTTTTCATTTTTAAGATCAAAGAGCTTTGAATTAATAGCTGAGAAATTAGAGTTATGATCAGCCGATTTAATTACGGTTGAAGGTGAAAAGATAATGAGTGTTAGTGCCATGTTAAATCACCAAGAAAATCGTGGAAGTACAAGCTGCTGACGCTTGTAGATAGATGTACTTTTGGGTCCATTCAGTATCCCCTTTCCAGATACGAGCATCAGCACTTGGAAAAGCAGGAATAGCAGCACTTGGTATAACTCCAGCTTTATGCGGAATCTCTACGTCACTGCCAACTCCATGCACTGTAGTAAACGTTGCATCAACAAAAAGTCTAAAGAACCTTTCAGTTTTCTGTTCGAATCTGCTACGGTCATCTTCAAGTCTTGTTAAGTGCCTAGGTGTAGGCTTTCGCATCCCGTCTGGAATAGGCATTACTTTCTATCTCCAGCCGCTGGAAGCGGTATATATCTTATTCTAGTTTTAAGAATTTCCCAAGGCTCACCTGAATTTTCAGTACTAAATCCAATAGAGATGTACCGAAATTGAATTCTCTTAAGACCGATCTCAACTGTAGTAAACGTATCTCCAGCATACGTTGCTTGATCCCATAAAGTATCTATATCGTCCCAAACATCAGAACCTACTGATAAACTAACGTTTTCAGTAAATGATGGGGAATCTTCGCCGTCGACATAGATTGCAACAATAAGCGGAAAGTCACCCTGAGTAATGAGATCTAGTTCTAAGAACCGAGCAAGTTTTTCATGACGGTGTTCTAAGTCATTCCAAGCAGTAACGTACTCGCCTTTAAAATTACCTCCAAGATAACTTTCGCCATCTTCAACGACGAAAGTAAATCCGCCGTCAGTAACATCATCTCTTGACTCACCACCAGAGATCTCTTCAATTGCCGTAGTTGCATTTGTTCTTAGCGTCAGTGATCCGCAATAAAACGGCTCACGAATATGCCAACTGTTTGCCCAAGCATCAAAAATGATTAGAGCATTATTTTCTGATGCTCCGTTAATTGGACAAGCTAACATGTACTTTTTAGTATTATATGAATATGTAGCATGACATTTATCTGCAAAGTTATGATTAAATTTGTAATTAGGATCCTTATTAGTAAAGATAGGTTCCAGTTCTCTAGCGATAGGATAAGCATCTTGCTCGTCATACATATGTATGCCATGCTGAGACAAGAAAAAGAGAACGTCACCGCCAGTCGGTAAATCAACATTTTGTACTGAATTCTGAGCAATGCACCCAATACCAGAAGTTACTTGCTTACGAGCAAACAATCCTGGCAGACCTATCCATGCGTGCATAGATTTCTTCTTGAACACAGTAAGATGATTCAAGCGACCTAATGCTGTAATTGCTTGGCCATCGCCAGGTGAAATAGGCTCAGTGTTAAAAGCACCAAAAGCCTCTGCAGTCAAAGGATTCGTGTAAACTAAATTAAAACCGTTCTTAACAAAAGCGTATAAGCTTCCGTTATACTCAGTAAATCCTGTTGTTCCAGCTAACGGTACTTCGTTCTCTTCGACAAGTCTTTCACCTAAAGATTCATCATTGAGAGTGTCAGTCCAGATTGTAGTAGAATTATCATCAAGTTCATGCAAGAAATAATATACTGCTCCACCGTTAACTGTACGATATATCCAACGCTTAACTACATTTTGTTTTACATCAGAGTTAATTGCTATATTACTAAGATCAACTTGTTCATCTGCAACTGTAATTTCTGTTGAAGCAGGACTAGCATTTGATTCTGCTCCAGTATCAGATACAAAAGTGTACTTATATTTAAATGTCCCTGTTAATCCAGTAGAACTTTTTGCTACTCCAAGAGCAGCAGTAGGAGCTTTAACGCCAAGTTCATACGAATCATCTGAAACGACGCCATCGTAAATATAAAGAGGAGGATTTACACCATCAGAGAATATGCAAAGATTAGCATAGATATAAAAATACGGTGTAATATCAGGAGCAACAGTAGGATTAGTTGGAGTTATATCAGTAACAACTCCTGTAGAATAGTTAATCTTATGCAGTTTTCCATCACTAGTATAGACTATAAAGCTTTTTGTTGCATCATTCTGATTAAACTCGATCATACCAGTAACACGAGGATTAGAGGTAATCTGAGTACCGTTGATCTTAATAGGACCATCGGCTTTTTTAATAGAACCCAGTACACCTACATCGATGAAGTTTGCTTTTCGAGCATACTGCGGTGGTATACGTGTAAGTGAATCCTTTAAATCCAGACCTATAGCACCTGGAAACTCATAGACCCTTTCTGGTAGTATTCTATTTCGTGGCATAATTAAGTACTGTAGCGAATAACCGCGTTAACGCCAGCGCCAGTAAGAACTATATGAATGCCAATTTTACATTCGATACTGCAACAAATATGACCAGATCCTCCAATAGCTGCAGCACATATAGCAACTTCAGTACCAGTAGCTGAAGTTCCATCATAAACTATACAGGTTACAGCGGCTGCTGCAGAAATTAAATCTATTGCTCTAAGACGACAAGGACCTGTATAAACAGTACCTGTTGCAGTTTCTAATCCGCCAGAAACTACATCTTCGTGTAAATAAGGCATTTTTACAGGTTCTAAAGTTGGATGTCTATCCAGTGGACCTGCGTAAGTATCAGCCATTAGTACGTTCCTCCTATAAATCTAACTGCTACTGGATTGTGTTTGACTCTAGGTTCAATGGTATCAATTAACCGACTAATCAACTTGGCATAATCACCTTCATCGATTGCAGGTTCTTTAACTGACTTTCGTAATCTGTTTGCTGCGCCAATTTCAAGTATTTCATGGAAGGTACTTGGGTATTGAGGGACATCAATATCATCAGCTAATGGTGTTGCAATAAAGATATAAGTTATTCTAAGATTATCAGTTCCAAGCACAGGATTCGGAGTAAGATAATAATCAGATCCAATTAAATAGTAAAACATATTTACTTCATTGTAAGACCAAAATCGTCTGTTTCTGTATTCATTTCGACGATGAACTGAAATTTTAGGAACTTGTGACCATTCATTAACAGATGTCGGTATCTTGTATTCAATTAAAAGTAACTTAGCTAAGTCAGTAGGCAAAGCATAATTGTCATCTTCAATACCAGTAGTTGATGTAATAGAGATCTTTGCAAAGAACTCATCGTCCTTCATATTAATCTCATTTTGAACGAATTCATATTCACGATTAATCATGTTAGTTACTTCGCCATCTGAAAAAGTAGCTCCAGATGCTTCAGCTAGCCGAAGAAAAACGTTATCTCTGAGTTGTAGTAAGGTCGACATTCGTTCACCTTAAACCAATACGGTTCATAGAAAAGGAATCAAACTGTAATTCTGTTACCCATAATGGATTTGGATGTAATGGAGGACCAATGTAATCACTTAAACACCAAACAAGAACATCAGTTCGGCCAGGAATAACTGTAAAACTAAATTGTTTCCACGGCGGTACAGGATCAAGTTTAACTGGCACTCCCAGAGAACTTGAAAGTATTTCTGCTCCATCGGTCAGATCAAGATAATCAAGTCTGACTTCTTCTATTTGCGCAGAGTCAGAAACAATATGTAAAGATGCTGGATTCCCATATGGGAACAGGCCAACTCGACACTGTACTAAATCTAGAGCGTACTTAGCAGGATCATCAGAACTCATAGCTACAGTACAACGAACCCAGAAATAAATTCGATGTAAATCGTTCTCAGTTCCTGGTTCAAGATTCCACCGTTGTCCAAAACGACCAATCGCTACTCCTGGTGCTCTAGTAAATTCAATATCATGTATCCATGAACCATGATAAGCATCTGGAATATTTTGCGGATCAGCTCGAGTAGAACTCTCCCAATTTCCAGGATCCTCAGGAAGACCTACCTCAAAACTTGGATCATTAATTAATTGAATTTGATTAGTTGCATCCCTATAAGTATTACCAGGAATAACACGATCGATGATCTCTGGATTAGACCAGATTCTTTTATTGAATATTTCAGTTGTATCATTAAAATCTTGACTGGTTCTTGATCTACCATACATAGCAAAATCAAGATAAGATCTTGGTATAGAAGTCTGAATTTTTATATGAGTGTACCCACGTAGAGCTTCATCAGCAATAAATTCAGCATCACCCTGACTTTCAACACCTAATTCTTGAATATCACCAATAGTTTGCTTTAGTTCGTGTACATTTAATTTTTTAAAGTAATGTCTTGGACGAGGATATATAAGAGTTGGATCCCCAGTATTGTATTGAGGATCTTGAACCCACTTCTTTTCCCAAACTACAAACCAATGATCATCGCCAGTAAGAAAAATAACTTCATTAAATCGAGATGACTCATCAATCCACTTTAAAAGACTATTCCGTTCATTTTTACTATACAAGCCCAAGCCATCTCGTGCAGAGTTAGCTCGTATAGTATGGGCTTCTAAATTATCAACTACAGTTGTACTAGAAATAATAAATAGAAAATCAGTATCAGATTCATTATCTTGTATCGTTTGCTTGATCCATTGAAGCTGTTCGTCACCCCAAGTTTTTGCATTTAAGTATGCATATGGCTCGTCGAATGCACCTGGATCAGACGAACGAGTACCTGGATTCTCTTCTTTATTGTACCGGCCATCGGTACAAATTATAAGAGCATTACCAATTACTTTAAACCACTGAATTCCAGATCCACCATTAGGATCAGGATCGGGTTTAGGAGCAATGATACCCCAAGCTGTTTTCGCTATTTCTCTAGATACTGGCGGTGACGGATCAAGACCGTAACTGTTATTACCAAGAAAATCGTGATCATCCCATGTAGAATCAACTGGTAAATATTTAAATAGTTCTGGCATTGCAGAGTACCGTTCTAAATGAGTTGGCCACCACGTATGATCTCCAACATTAGTGTCATTAAAAAAGAAATCCCCAAGAACAATTCCATAAGCTGGTGTCTCAGGATTTTCATTTCTTTTGTCAAGTACATTTTGAAAACTAGGATCTTTTCTATTTATTGATAATATATTATCACGTGGATGTAAATCAGTTAATACATAAATGTCAAAGTTTTCTTCTCTAGAGGCAGGCATTGTTACGAAATCATAAGGACCATGAGTTGTAATGCCGTCATTAATTTTGTAAGAGTATCTTGTATTTGCCTCAAGTCCTGTTAATCTATAAATAATTTGATTATCTTTACTTCCTGATGCATTTGCAGATACTTTAACCGTACCAGGAAAGCCATCAGCAAACTTAGTGTACTCTACGTTAAATGATAATCCTGTACTAATTAATCGAACCCAGATCTTAATCGATGTTTGAGTTACATCCCCAAGTACTGGACCATGAGTTAAATTTGATTCGACACCAGGAATAAGTAATTCAACAAGTCCACCAATCCAAGATATCGCTCCAGCAAAAGCTCGTCTGAATGTCGTGGCTTTAGCAAAGGCACCTGCAAATGACAAAGAACCAGCAAAAGTTCTTGCAAATGTTCCAACTTTAGCAAGTCCTCCTACAAATGATATCGAACCAGCAAAAGTTCTTGCAAATGTTCCAGCTTTAGCAAGTCCTCCTACAAATGATACTGATCCAGCAAGAGCTCTTTGAAACAAGCTGACTTTAACGAAGTTCCCTGTAAATGTTATTGCCCCAGCAAAAGCTTTTGTGATTAACTTAATTCTTGATTCTAGGCCAGAAAATGATATTGACCCAGCAAAAGCTCGTATGAACGTTGTGGCTTTAGTGAATCCTCCTGCAAATGATATTGACCCAACAAAAGACCGTATGAACGCCCCAGCTTTAGAAAATCCTCCGACAAACGTTATTGCACCAGCAAGAGCTCTTTGAAACAAGCTGACTTTGACAAAGTTCCCTGTAAATGTTATTGCCCCGGCAAAAACTCTTACGACTAATCTAATTCTTGATTCTATACCTGTAAATGTTATTGCTCCAACAAAGGATCGCACAAATGTTGCGGCTTTAGAAAATCCTCCTGCAAATGATATTGATCCAGCAAAAGCTCGTATGAATGTTCCAGCTTTAGAAAATCCTCCGGCAAATGTCATTGCCCCAGCAAAAGCTCTTTCAAATAAACCAATCTTACTGAATCCTCCGGCAAATGATATCGATCCAGCAACATCTTCAGTATACGCTGTACCTCCAGCATCCGGTATCTCAAACTCGGCCCAGGAGATATTGCCATAAGAGTCACGGTTTCCGCTGGTCTTGTTTGCTCTGAGTCTTAATCTTACATCAGTCCAGTCAGTGACGGCAGCCATGTTGCCGCTCGTGATGATCGCAGTGTACTCAGTCCAGGCGTCGGAGATGTCCGAACCAATCGTGGTGAATCCCTGTCGCTGCGTTCCACCTTCGTACAGTGCAACTTCATGATCAATGTGACCAGGGGAGCCGCCGCCTGACATTCGCTTCTGTGCACGGATTCTAACTGTACCTGTACCAGTACTTGGATCAGCACCAGGATTACCTAGAGATACTTCGAATGTGTCATTAGAAGGATCCAGTTCGGATTCGACAAAGTCAGAATCTGACGGGGTAACCTCATCAATTTCATCGGATACTGGAGTAGGTGTCCAGTTACCCGTAGAGATATCCCCATCAGGTCGAATGAACTGGGCCATGGATTAGCCGCCAGCAGTACAGGTCAAATCATAAGTGAACTGAATGCTGTCGCCGTTCACTACAGGTACTGCAGTAAATCCATGGTGATCCATAAGAATGGCACTTCCCCACGTTGAATTATTACCAATACCATGTTGAGTAATTGATAGAGAAGAAACATACGGTACTGTAACAACTGATTCATAAATCACAGCTGTACTTTGAACTTGCGTACCAGCTATAGGAGCTGGACAACCAGTTGTATCGATTATAGCATTAGTATCACCAATAGCAGGTGAAGGAGAGGCATCAACTCCACTTTGATGATACTTATAGTCGCCAAATTGAGGAACTTCAGCAATTAAGTTATCTACAAGATCCTCGCAGAATATAGTAGTAACAAGATTAGCCGAAACTAAACCATGATCTTTAAGTAGAAGACCAGATCTCATATGTTTGAGATACAGTACACCTTTAAATTTTAAAAAATTGTATCCAGGTCGTTTATGTTTATGAAGCATTTCATATAGCTTCCCTACACCTGACTGAAGAATATTCACTTTCATCTCCTATTGGGGAATGATATACTTCATCCATGCAAAACCAGTCCAATCTGTTCCAGTTGCTCTAGCTCGTACTTGACATTGAACTATTGGCCTGCCTGTAAGAGGATCCAAGAAACTAGAAATGACTTCTATACCTCCCTCAGGTCTCCAAACAGCTGTCCCTACACCTGAAAGACTATGCGGAGATGTAACTAGTACTGTCCAATTAGCGCCACCGCCTCCGCCAATAGTATTAGTAAAAGAATCTCTTGTCCGTATTTCTAAAGTCATATCACTAATTGCGTCAACTGCTGACATTTGAACACCAGCTTCAGTTACGATTACTCTATCAGTTAGTTCATTTGCGTATGGTGTTCCGTTACCTACCGTTTCAAATTCAAAATCTACAGCATAATGTTCGCAGAGTTGTAATCCTGATTGATCACCCATTAATGGCATCATTAACTCCGAACGAAGTACTTAAGCCAGAATGAACCTGATACTGAAGTTGCCCCAGCATCAAGATCAAGTAGTGCTTGAAGTTGAATAATTTGTCGCGGCGGATCATTTTGATCATCTTTATATAATGATGTAACAAGAATTCCACCGTTAGGTCTATAAATTGATGTACCTGCACCAGTAAGTTGGAAACCAGATCCACCATTCATAACGGTAGTCATTGTAGCAGTAGGATCCTCTGTATCATGTTGAAGTGTAGCACTCTGTCTAACTGAGACATCAGCAGTTGATGCAGTAAATGACGAAGACTGCATACCGACTTCAGTAATAATAATTTCTTGAGCTAAACAAATAACGGGAATCGCCGCATCTTCTGTGAATATCGCAAACTTAAGTACTACTCTTTCAGCAAATTGGTGACTTGCTTGACTGCCAGAAAGTGGCATTATTGCTTCTCCTTAGAAGGATCAAAATGAACTGTTTTCCTTTTACGCATGAGAGGTGCCATGTCATCAGAGCAATTTCTCATGAAGTCGTCCTGTTCTTTACGCTTCTTATCAATTAACCTTCTATCATCAGTATGCAAATTATGAATAAACTGATACTTAGTAGCGTATTTACTAGTATCAGCATTGAAAAGCCGAATTAAAGTTCTGTTATCTAGATGCCGATAACCTTTACTATTTGATTGGACGGTTAAAATGTATTTACCCTGACGCCAAATTTCCCATTTACATCTAGCTGGATTCCATCTCGGTTCGAGGGTAGAATCAAGTACGTGCAAGTCATCAAGAAAAGAGGCATCCACATGGCGATGCGTGCTCACATAAGGTTGACCATCAGTATGATGGGTAATCATTTTAACCGCCCTCTCAAAATTACTGATTGATTCCGGTCAAGCGACCATGCACGTTACAGCGCTTGGTGCCCATCTCAAAGAACCAATACAAAGTTGCTTCATATGCAGGATAATCGGTAACACGATTAAGAACCGCACCATCTTCATCCATGAACTGGAGACCAGCTTGCTGATAAATATTGATGTAGTTCAAGTTAAGGAAGAACAAGTGCCCACGAGGAGCTTCAGTATCCGGGACCAAGCCCAAACCATGAAACTCAGGACCACTAAATCCACCCTTGTAATCGATCGTGTTAACAAAACGGCGATCAGTTTGCAGAATTGAGGCATACTTATCACGAGCTTCATAGGTACCAACAATGATGGTCGGATCCATGCCACTTGCTTTTTGGATCGAAGTCAAGGTTGTCTGCATCGCAGCTTCTGTAAGATCACCTGAACTTGATACAACGTTGGACTGCCAGCGTTGATTACCATCACCTGCACGATCAATACCTTGATACGTACCTATAGCACTAACCATTGCCAGCAAACCAGTTATTTCGATACCTTTGTTACCTGCCATATAAGCAAGATCGGTATCCGCAACCGCAGTTGGAGTCGTGGTAAATGTTACTTCATCATTATCGTCAACAGATTTGACTTCGAGACCAGCAATTCGAAGAGCCCCACCAGCTTGATAGAAATCAATCTGTTGGCCAACTTCAAAATACTTAGTATATTCAGCACTATTTGTAGGAGCAAGTAGAACTGAATTATCAAAAGTAACTGTATCCGACGAAAGACTAGCAGCTTCACCAATACGACCCGTACCATCGAGGAACAATTGACGGTTAATATCCTTAGGAAGATCTTCCATCATTCCTTCGGTTTCAACATCGAGTACCGTATCGTAAGAACCAGAAGTATTCTTACTGGCTGTCATTGCATGGAGAGTGACCAACAGACGTCCAAATGCATATCGCATCGGAATCTGTGCACGAGCACCACGCTGATATCCAGGATTAGGCAATGGTTGACGATCTTCTCTCATGCCAATGCCCCAGTTACGACCAAGTAACACAGGACAATAAGCATATGAACCAGCGACATCTTTACTATTACGCTCAATGTTCGCTAGGAGAACACGGGCGTTGTTCTTTTGTTCTTCCATTCCCGGCAAATAGAATTGCTTAAGAGCAAACTCAATTTCGCCAGTTCCAGCTCCTTGGTCCCAACTAGAACCAAAGCCGGCATCAGTAATAGCCATTTATGTTCTTCCTTGTTCAGCAGCCTTAGCGCGAGCTGCACGCCAAACAGCGTACTGATTCTTAGCCTCTTCAAGAGACTTTGGCTTATTAACAGTGATAGATGGAGAAGTTCCATCTGTAGATCTGATTGTCGGGGGAACTTTTGATTTAGTTTTAATGTCCTTAATAACTTTACCTCCCTTTGGATCGATTCCCGCCGACTTAACATCCTTAATAACGTTAGCGACGATCACGGGAAGTGGATTAGTTGAATCAGTCCTTAAGGCCGAATCTAACATACGACTAACCAAAGGACCAATTTTTGTATCATTAAAGTATTCTTTATAATCTTCTTTTGCACTATTTACAGCTTTTTGATATTCTTGAAAATTAAAGAATTGGTCTACACGTTGTACTCTGTCATTAATCTGTTTCATCCCTATGACGAGTTGTTTAACAGTTCGGCCGATCCCATGCGGATCCTCTTCCTCAGTAAGATCCTTAACAAGATCTTTGATTTCAATTTCTGTATCCCCAGCTTGATTCGTTCGAACATGTTGGGGAGCTAAATTCTTAAGTTGTTCGACTAAAGCCTCATTTTGTTTTTGCAGAAGCTTTATCTCTAAAGCATTCTGATCAACATTAATTACTGGTTCATTTTCTGTTGCATCAATTACTGGAGTACCGTCATCAGTAACGGCACCATCAGTTCTTGCAGCTCTAGCTGCTGGTCGATGTAATATATCAGGATTTAGAGGTACAGTCATCGTTTCCTGAACATCTGTATTTACATTAACAGATTCACCATCAGGAGTTACAATCTTATCACCTTCTACTGATCCTAATTCTTTGCCATCCATCATCAATTTTAAAGCCATTTTCAAACTCCTTAATTAGTCATATGATGCTCAATTACAATCTCTTGAGCATCTTCATCTGAAATGTCTGCTGAAATAGTCAAACCATGAGCATTAGCATAATTGTTAAGTACATCTCTATTAGCATCAGAAGGACTCCAATCGTCGTCATCCCAAGGATTTACCTTAGGTTCTTCAACTGGAGTTTCTGATGTAAGAAGATCTTCTCCACCAGGTTGTACTTCTTTGATTTTACCTTTGTAATCATTATGCTTAACATTTAATTTGTAAGCATCTACAGGAACCTCTTTTGTATGACCCGGTGGTATATGATACGGAGTATGCCCATACCATATTGTAACTTCCTTTTTACTGATATTTTTTACGAAAGTATACGCCATTTTTAGAATCTCCTTATCCGTAATTTCCTAGTGATTGTGACTGTTGTGCTGGACCATTAGTTCCTTCTCCGACCGATGACGGAGATCTCCGAATTCCTCTGTTACCTCCTTGCCCACCGGGTTTTCCATTAGGAGGACCTTCTTGTATTCTTTCTTGAGCTACAGACACAGGACTTCTCATCGCATTGCCTAAGAACTCCATATGTATAGAAACATGTATATCAAAACTTTGTTTGATCTGATCAGGCAGAGTATAGAACCTCTCACCTTTTCTAAACTTATTATGCCGTTTTATATGCAAGATATGATTTTCATAGTGTGCCGGGACAATCTGCTCACCCACAGACAGGTACATGTTTTCACGGTTAGCTCGAGTCATATCCAAGTTTTCTTCTTGAGACACTGCCTCTAGTGGCATCGTTGTTCGAAGCAACTCGAACAAACGTTGGGTATCAGGTTGACCTTGATCATCTAAAAATACACCCATATTGAAGAGATCTAAGTAAGTAGCTTGTAATGCCGCTTTACTCTGAGGTTGAGCACTACCCGGAACAACTCTAATGTTAGTAGAGATATCATTAGCACTAAATACAATGACCTCAGCCATATCTTGTACTTCAGACAATTGAAGTATTCTAGCACCAGAGTAGAACTGTTTGGCCAACGCAAGCTTACAAAGAGCTACTTGTCGTTTAGAGTGCTCATAATTCTTAATGATCGGCGACAGTGAGGTGTCATCCTGCTCAAGGAGATAGTTGATGGCAATACCTGATTTAACACCTTGCGGAACCTTGGATCTGGATACCTCATGAGACCCGCTAACCGTATCCATGTCTTGGCGGTTTCTTTCAGTTTCTCGTTCGACTTGTTGAGGTAACGCCATCGCCGGGAAGATGTCAGGTCCTTTGATCCCCGTATACTCAAGAATTTGGCCATGGATATTAGCAACTTCTTCCTTATCAAGATTCGCAGTTTTCGGAGCAATGATCTTGTTACGACCTACGGTTGCTCTGTTCTGCACAAGATCTGTAATAGTCTTGTTATACTCAGCTTGTAAGGGTCGCATAGGTTCAATTGGAGAGATAGACCAGTACCGACCTGGTGCATCAATACATCGGAATCTAATAAATGGAATACCCTCAAGACGACGTAAGGGTTTAACATCTTGGAAAGCTTCATAGAATGGATTATCTTCATTATATAATACGCCGTCTGGCCCTGAACCAGCAGCAATCATCAAACGACCTTTACGATGTTCTCGAGTAGGCCGTTTCCACAGTTCCATGTAGTAAGTTAATTCTTCCGGTCGGTCCGTAAGATTCTTAGTAATACCAGTACTAGAACCACTGTCAGGATTTGCCATACCAAGCAATCTTTGCTGGAATTGATTACTGACTGCAATAGCAGAATATGGAGTAATATTTGCTGCACGGGCACCCCATTTTAGTTTTACATCAGATACTGGTATGATCTTTACGTGCAGTATATCAACAGCACCCATTTCAGTTTTAGCGTATTCAGGAGTATAGATCTCAAATGAAGGTATAACATCATCATACACTTCACCTTCGTTATATGCTACTGAATTACCACCATTAACCTGATCAAATCCTAGTTGATTAAGCATATCAGGACCCTGACCAGGATCCATGTTACTAATTTGAGAAAGTTTATCTATAGTTTGATCAACTTGCTCTACTGTTCCCGCACCAGGATCAAATCCGATTTTACGGAAACAATCGCCGCAAGTTAAGAACCACAGAACAGTCATTGCATCTAATTCATCTTCGTTGTGAATCTCTCTGAAGTCATTAAGAAGTGCTTTACTTACTTGAGAAGAATGTAAAGCTTCTTCAGTCCAACCATTTGGAATAGCCTCCATGATTGGCTTATTCTTAGTTAATTTAGCTAAAAGATTTCTGATTCTAGGTTGAATCTGATTCGATGTCAACCTGATGTTATTGGCAGGATTCTCTAACTGAGTTAACTCTCCAGACGCAATGTTATAGATAGTCCACTGGAATCCGTAATAGAAAGCAAGATTAAGGAACATGTTACCTTCAAATGGTAACTTAAAGTTTTGCCACCTTTGAAACTTGCTATAAATTTCATTCCAAGCGACATCGCGCCTTAAACTACTTAATCTCGTCATTAATCAGTCCTTGGTTTATCGACGATAGTACCAACTATACTAGCATCCATATCGGATTGGAGTTCTCTAAGCTTCGTAGCTGCTTCGAAAGCTCCGTTCGCAGGATCATCAGTTTTTGAAGGATAGATTAATTCAGAAAGTGTAGCTAATTTATCGTTTAAACATTGTACACTATCTTGGATCTTCCGTAAACGCTTATTTTGCCTTTTAATTAGATCATTTTGCTGATTTAATGTCTTATTTTGTTCATCAAATTTTTGAAATATAAGTTTACTGTTAAACATAACAGATCCTTTCCCCTCCCCCGAAGGGGAGGGTACTTAATTAGTACTTCGCCTTTCCATGAGCAGAACTTGTTCCGCCACCAGACTTAGGTACTGCTGGTTTTTGGTGTGGAGGGGTCTTACCTTGATTACCATAACCTTTACCAGTAGCATCAGTTTTAATGTGTGCCATTCTATCTCCTTCGCGCTTGAATAGCTGCGATGAAATCCCGTTTTTCGGCCTCGAGCTGATCAAAATTAGTATAGTACTGTGATTTATTATTTCTTTCATGCAATTTATTTTTCTTATCGATCATATCCCATTTACGATCATCTGGGTGTTTGAACCCCGGCAAACCACGTTTTACTCGTTTATAGGGTTTTGATTTAGTCATTAGAAAGTATCGGACACAGTCTACTGTATGATCATTAGCTTTTTCAGGTTCTTCTGGTTTGTTCTTTACTCTTCCTCTAACTCGTATATCCTTCCAGCGGTACTGGGGAATTTCGTGTATGGTGTTTTCGCAATTGGCTGTGATGAAGATACGGGGAGATCCAGTCTTTTCTGTGAAAGGATTGACGAGATGCTCGTTGATTTTGAAGTTATCCAGGAGCAACTGAATACTGGACTTGACATCGTTGTCCCCGGGAATAAAGTGTAGATTATTGTCGGCATAGAGATCTCCTACCGAATGCATTCCGCGCCT